AGGTATATCTGGTAATACCACTGTTGAAGGTGATGGATTTAATTCAGAAAATTATAATTATCAATTCTTTACTATTGAAGATTACATCTCTGGTACACAAGCTATTCTTAAATTTAGTTTGGCAGGATTAACTACTAATCCTGGCATTGCAAAAACATTCCAGTCTGGTTATGCAAACATAGTTAATAAAAACAATTATCCTATTTTAGAACCTAAGTTATCAAGAGGTATTTTTGAACTCAGTGAAAATATTCTTGTAAATGGGGAAATAAGTGATTTATCTGTTGTTGAAATAAGAGATGATTACATAAAATTAGATGGACTCTTTGAAATAAAGAGTGGTGATAGAATATTAGGGAGATCTAGTGGTGTATCAGCTGAGATTGTAAGTATTATAGAAAATAAAGCAAGATTCAAAACTGATTTTTCAAATCGTCAAGAATATGGATGGTTAGATGATATTGGTAAATTAAATGAGGATTATCAAGTAACACCAGATAATAATTATTACCAAAATTTATCATATACAGTTAAAAGTTCAATTGAATGGGATAAGTTTGTTAATCCAGTTAACCGCTTAGTTCATCCTGCTGGATTGAAAAATTTTGCAGATACATCAATAGAAAGTAAAGTAACTGTTGGTGTTGGAACCACTGCCATGACAAAAGACTTGGTAGTTCTTGATATTAACAATGTTTTAGGATTAGAAGATAAGCAAAGAGTTGATGCTATTAATAATTTTGATTTTGTAAGAGATTATGACACTAGAATTAAAACCTCTAAATTTGTTGAATTGTCTAATAAAGTTTTAACTGACTTTACTAAATGTAAAACAAATAGAGTATTGATTCATGATGATATAAGTACTAAATTCTCTAGCACAGGATTCCAAGAAAATAATGTAATTATTGAAGAACTCGACGAAGATTTTGGAAACTATCTCATTCAAATTGTAGATCCTGACACTCAAGACGCTCAACTTTCAGAATTAGTTACTTTAACCACAACTGACAATGCATATCTTTTAGAAAAAACAACAGATTTTACAACATTAAAGTTGGGAGATTTCTCTACAGAGGTTAATTCTAGTGGTATTAA